TGGCATACTTTTCTACAACAGAAGAATTTACCATTTAACTCAATTGCTTCAACAGCCTGGACACACACTATCTTTAGCCAAATCAAAACACAAGCCGAAGCTGCTTCTCGTAAAATGGCAGTTGAATATGGTGAGCCACTTTGGTGTAAAGGAACAGGTACAAGAAACACACACTTGTTAGCTATTGCTCCTACTGTTTCTAACTCACGCATCAATTCATGTTCAGCCGGTATTGAACCACAACCAGCAAACGTTTATGTTTTCAATGGTGCTAAAGGAACATTTATCGTTAAAAATCCAGAATTAGAGACATTACTTGAATCTAAAGGACATAATGTAAGTAAAGTATGGGACCAAATTTTAGCAGATAATGGTTCGGTACAAAATTTACCCAGTTCAATATTGAGTGACGAAGATAAAGAAGTATTTTTAACTTTCCCTGAAATTAACCAGTTAGCTTTAATTCAACAAGCAGCGGCTCGCCAACGCTATATTGACCAAACTCAATCTCTTAATGTATCATTTGACCCAACCGATTCACCAAAATGGATTAACCAAGTTCACATAGAGGCATGGAAACTAGGGATCAAAACACTTTACTATCTACGTACTGATTCAGTAATTAAGGGAGATCTTGGGTCTCGCACCGTAGATTGCGTTTCTTGCGATGGGTAGTAATATGTATAACAATAACAAATAATATAAATAATGGAATTTTTAAAAAAACTTTGGAACTGGTTACTAGGACAAACTACAGTAGATGAAAAAATTGAAGCTAAAGTAGTTGAAGTTAAAAAAGAAGTAGCTGATGTAGTTAAAGCTGTTAAGGTAGTAGCTAAAGAAACTAAAGACGTAGTTAAAACAGTTAAACCAAAAACTCCGCGTAAGCCAAAAGCTAGTAAATAATTACATTTTTTATATAAACTTTTAAGGGCATCTTGTATGCCCTTTTTTATATTTATAATAGACCCAAAAGTTTTGAATTTATTAAATCTTATAAAGAAAAATAATGAAAAACTTATCCAAAGAAGAGTTATTAAGTAGAATAGAGGCTATTAATCGTAGCAACGCTCTTATTTATTTTGATCTTAATGGTTTTATTCTTGGAGTGAATTCTATCTTTTTAACAACAATGGGTTATAAGGAGGACGAACATGAAAAAGTTGTTGGTCAGCATCACAGTATTTTTATTGCTCCTGAATACGCACAATCAGAAGAATATAAAAGGTTTTGGAAAAAGCTAGGAGAAGGTAACTTTCACGAAGGTGAATTTGAAAGAATAAAAGCAGACGGAAACATTATCTACCTCCAGGCAACTTATAATCCAATACTTGATGAAAATGGTGTTGTAACTAAGGTAATGAAGGTTGCTTCTGATATTACTACAACTGTAATAGCAAAAAATGCAATTAGTGCAATAAATAAAAGTAATGCTATTATATATTTTGATTGTGATGGTTATATACTAGATGCAAACTCCATATTTTTAGAAACAATGGGGTATAACAAAAACGATTTAGATAAAATTGTTGGGAAGCACCATAGTATTTTTGTAGGTTATGAGTATGCTAAATCCGAAGAATATAAAGGATTTTGGCAAAAGCTAAAAAGTGGTAAATTTTTTGAGGGTGAATATGAAAGGATGAGAGTAGATGGTTCTTCTATTTATTTAAAAGCATCCTATAATCCCATAATTAGCAACGATGGAACTTGTAAAAAAGTAATGAAAATTGCTACTGACATTACTGATACGATTACTATTAAAAAGCAAGTAGAAGAACTTTCTAAAAATTTACAGGTTGAATTAGATAATTCAAATAAACTTAAATTATCAATAGAAATAGAAAAAAATAATGCACTAGAAGACTTAGATGCAACTATAAAAAAAAGCCAAAATGAACTAATTAAAACTATTGTTAAATCAGCTCTATTTGTAATCATGAGTGTTGGGTTTATTACCACTATTATGTACTCATTTGCAATACTTAATGATAGAGATACTCAAATAATTGGTTCAACCTGGAGTAACATGTTTAGCGTACTTTTAACGAATGCATTTTCAATTGTAGGCACAATTATGGGTATTAAATATGCAACACAAGAAGATAAAAAAACTTAAAATATATAGAAAGGATATTTTATATTCTTTTTTATATTTATAACAAATGTTTTATCCAATAGTTGTATTTAACTAACTTAAATTTAAATTATGGCATTTTCAGATATTTTCAAAGACAAGAGTGATTTTAACGAAAAAACTATCGTAGGATTTTTATCATTCGCGGTAATGGCAATTTTTGCCGGAGCTGACGTAGTAACGGGTATTATGGGTAATCATCTCGTAATCAGTGATACAATTTTTAATTCATTTGTAATCATTACTCTTGGTGCTTTCGGTATTGCTGAAGCAGGTAAGATTTTTGGTGGAAATAAAAAAGGAGAAGAATAATGAGTTTAAAAAGTTTACAAGAGAAGATCGGAGTAGGCGCAGATGGTGCTTTCGGTCCTGGTACAATGAAAAAAGCTATGGAGTTTTATAAACTAACTCCAGTAAGAGCAGCACACTTTTTTGCTCAAACAGCACACGAAACAGGAGGCTTCAAAGCATTTTCTGAAAACCTAAACTATTCAGCACAAGGTCTACAAGGTATCTTTGGAAAATACTTCCCAGGTACCCTAGAAGAGTCTTATGCTCGCCAACCTGAAAAAATCGCTAACCGTGTTTACGCATCTCGTATGGGTAACGGAGACGAGACTTCGGGTGATGGCTGGAAGTTTAGAGGTAGAGGAGCTCTACAATTAACAGGTAAAGCTAACTACGAAGCATTTGCTAAGTACTTAGGTAACGATGAAGTTTTAAAAAATCCAGATACAGTTGCTACAAAATACGCTTTTGAATCAGCAATGTTCTTCTTTGAAAGAAATAAGCTATGGACAATTTGCGATAAAGGTATCAACGATGCTGCTATCTTAGAACTTACAAAACGTATCAACGGTGGTACTCATGGTTTAGAAGACAGAAACGCTAAAACTAAAAAGTATTACGAATACGTTAAATAAACTACTATGAAACTAAGCCTCCCACTACTAGCTATTACGTCATTTACCGCAGGTATAACCTTTATGTGTTCATATTTTATGAATCTAACAATGGCAAATTCTGATCAGTATCTAGCTATAGTGGGAGTAATGTTTTTAGATGGAGTATTTGGTATGATTGCTGGTACTAGAAGAGAAGGATTTCAAACTCGTAAAGCAATTAAAGTACTAAGAAACACCGTTGCGTGGTTAGTTATTTTAACAGTTATTTTAATGGTTGAACAAGGCTTTGCTGGTACAGCTTGGCTTAGTGAAGTAATTGTAGTACCTTTTATGGTGTTCCAGCTCATAAGTGCACTTAAAAATGCATCTATGGCGGGATTTATCCAGATGAGTCTATTAAACCAAATCTTGGATAAAATAGATAAACATAAAGGTATAAGAGATGAAGAACCTAAAGAATAAAATATTTCCGCTTTTAATAGCATTATCTGCCCTGTCAGTATCTGCTTCTGCCGCTTTCTATTCAGTTAGCGGCCTTAGCAAACTTTTTGCTGGGGCATCACTTGAGGTCATTATCATGGCCTCTTCACTTGAGGTAGCTAAACTTGTAATTGCTTCTCTACTTTATCAATACTGGGATTCCTTAAATAAGGGTTTAAGAGCATACCTAGCAGTAGCAACTTGTGTACTTATATTGATTACCTCAGCAGGTATCTATGGTTTTTTATCTGGGGCATATCAGGAAACAGCTAATAAAGAAGGTATTGTAACTCAACAAATTACTGCTTTAGAAACTAAAAAAGCATTATATGAGGAAACAAGAGATAATTTTTTAGCAGATAGGAAATCAAACAACGAGCTTAGAGGTACATTATCTAAAGGTTCAACTACCCAATTTACAGACAAAAATGGTAATCTAGTAGTTAGAACAAACAATTCAGCTATTCGAAATATTGAATCAACAGCTAAAGAAAACGAAAGACTAGCCACTAAACTAGATGTTGTAAACGATTCTATATTTTCTCTTGAAACACAAATTCTAGAGGCTAAAGTAAATAGTGAAGCTGCTAGTGAGCTAGGACCACTTAAATACCTTTCAGAGTTAACTGGGATAGAGATGAACCGAATTATTAACTGGCTTCTTTTAATAATCATTTTTGTATTTGATCCTTTAGCAATCGCTTTAGTTATAGCAGCAAACTTTGCCTTTGCTAAATTACGTACATACGATGCTTTAAATGAACTTACTAAAATTCAAGAAGAAGCTGGTTTATATGATAATGAAGGAAGTGATATCTATACTGAAAAAGAATTAGAAGAATTAAAGGATTGGGATGTAACTTTAATGGATGGTTTAGAAGAAGAACAACCTAAAGGAGTACCTGTATATTTTGATCCTGAAACAAACCGATCTTATATTATAGAAGAAAGCGAAGAAGAAGATAAAGATTTATCAATAGAAGAACCACAAGTAGAGGTTAAAATGGGAGGTGAACCTTCTTTAAGTATATTAACTGAAGAAGAAAAACAATACGATTTAAATAATGATGGAATATTGGATAACCAAGAAAAAGCCAAATTATCAGATGATAAACTTTTAAATAACCCTGGAATTTCAGCCTGGCGAAAGAAAAAATTGCGAGATTATTTAGACGGAAATACAAAAACATATTTTTAAAATTTGGAAGTCCGTAAGGGCTTTCGTATATTTACCCAAATAAAAAATCAAGTTATGGACCAGAAGGAACAAATGCAATTGCTAGACGAACTAATGTCAGTTATTCAAATCATGGATGAGCTTTACCGCTACCATCCCGAAAACCCCAACCAAGTAAATGTGGTATCAGAATTCAAGAGGCTGGCAGAACGCAAAGTCGAAATCGAAGAAAAACTGGGTTAATAAGATGCAAGCAGAGGAGTTGTCAAACTACTCCTCTCTTCGTACCTTACGTGAAATATTAAAAAATAAACCAGGAACAATCGAGGATGCCTTTTAATTGTTTTTTAGATACATTTATTACCCAACCCGAAGAGGTTGTCGATAAGGAACTATCTAAACTTAAACCACTCAACTATAATAAGTTTATGTGGTGGCGTACTCACTCTCAACCTGGTGTACCATTGGGTAAACGCGCTCCGTTAAAAGACCGCATTTTAAATGGTGATTTTAATTTTTCGTGCTACTATTGGCAAGCGCAATCCGCTGCGATACAAGCACGTAAAAAACTTGATTTAGACAAGGATGACTACCAGTCACAATACGAAAAAGTTACTGTTGACGTTGCTCGTTACCGTCGCTTATTAGCTGATTTTGATAA